AGACAAAGGTGGTAGAAACTTTAAAAAATTATATGATGAATCAGATGTTACCAAAAGAAACCGCAACGGACAGACTAGTTCGGGATTATATAGTTTGTTCATACCTATGGAATGGAACTACGAAGGATACATTGATTCTTATGGCATACCTGTCTTCGACACTCCGTCGGCCGAAGTTGCAGGACCAGATGGACAATTCATTGACATCGGAGTTGTGGAATATTGGGAAAATGAGGTTGAAGGATTAAAAGATAGTCAAGATGCTTTAAATGAATTTTACAGACAATTTCCACGTACAACAAAGCATGCTTTTAGAGATGAGTCAAAATCTTCTCTATTTAATTTAACAAAAATATATCAACAGATAGATTTTAATGAGGACGCTAATAATAAAACATTAGTTACTCAAGGTAATTTTTTATGGGAAAATGGTATAAAAGACACTAGAGTTATATTCGCTCCTAATAATCAAGGTAGATTTTATATAACTTGGATACCTAATAAAAATTTACAAAATAGATATATTGAAAAAAACGGTATAAAATATCCTGGTAATGATCATATAGGCGCATTTGGTTGTGATCCATATGATATATCAGGTACAGTAGATAAAAGAGGTTCTAATGGAGCTTTACATGGACTTACAAAGTTTAGTATGGAAGAAGCGCCAGCTGATCATTTTTTCTTAGAATATATAGCAAGACCACAAACAGCAGAAATATTTTTTGAAGATGTTTTAATGGCTTGTGTTTTTTATGGTATGCCAATATTGGTAGAAAATAATAAACCAAGATTATTATATCATTTTAAACGTAGAGGCTATAGAGGTTTTGCAATGAACAGACCAGATAAAAGATGGAATAAATTATCTGTAACTGAAAAAGAAATAGGTGGAATACCTAATTCTAGTGAAGATATAAAACAAGCTCATGCAGCGGCTATTGAATCTTATATAGAATCGGCTGTAGGTTTTAACGGTGATTCTTATGGAAGCGTTTATTTTCAACGTACATTAGAAGACTGGGCTGCATTTGATATAAACAATAGAACAAGTCATGATGCCTCTATTAGTTCAGGTTTAGCTTTAATGGCTTGTAATAAAAATAGATATGCTCCTGTGAGTAGAAGAAAACGAGAACCAATAGATTTAGGTATTAAAAAATATAATAATAAAGGACTGGTTTCAAAAATAATTAAGTAAATGAATATATACGCAAATCCAAATAGTGCATTTCCTAGCCAAGTAGTGCCAGACGCTGAAAAATCCTCTATCGATTATGGTAGACAGGTAGCTCAAGCTATAGAAAGTGAATGGTGGAGACAAGGTGGTAGTGGGACTAGATTTGCCGCTTCATATAATCAATTTCATACACTAAGATTGTATGCGCGTGGGGAACAACCAGTTCAAAAATATAAAGATGAACTAGCTATAAATGGTGATATGTCTTATCTTAATTTAGACTGGAAGCCTGTTCCTGTTATTTCTAAATTTGTAGACATTGTTGTAAATGGTTTATCAGAAAAAGATTTTGAAATACAAGCGTATGCTCAAGATCCAGTTTCATTAAAGAAAAGAACAGACTATGCTTCAGCTATATTACAAGATATGGCTGCAAAACCTTATTTACAAAAACTACAAAACACATTAGGTATTAGTGAATATCAAAGTCCTGATCCAGCTAATTTACCAGAAAATGAAGAAGAGTTAGATTTACACATGCAATTAAACTACAAGCAAGCTGTAGAAATAGCTCAAGAAGAAGTTATAGATAATACTTTATCTAAAAATAAATTTAAAAATACAAAGAAAAGATTTATATATGATCTAGTTACTTTAGGTATTGGAGCTGTAAAAACTCAATGGAACAAATCAAACGGAGTTACAGTTGACTATGTAGATCCTGCTAGACTTATTTATTCTTATACAGATGATCCTAATTTTGAAGATATATATTATGTAGGAGAAGTTAAAGCTTTAACTGTACCAGAAATAGCAAAACAATTCCCGCATTTAACACCTGATCAATTAGAAAAAATATCTAAGTCTAAAGGTAATCAAAGCGAAAGATTATATGGTTGGCAAACATATGATCCTGATACTATTCAAATATTGTTTTTTGAATATAAAACTTATAACACTCAAGTTTTTAAAATAAAACAAACTGATAGTGGTTTAGAAAAAGCATTAGAAAAACCAGATACTTTTAATCCGCCTGCTAATGATAATTTTGATAGAGTAGAAAGAAAAATAGAAGTACTTTATCAAGGTGTAAAATGTGTAGGTAACAATGAATTAATAGAGTGGAAGCTGTCAGAAAATATGACTAGACCTTTTGCTGATACTACAAAAGTAGAAATGAGTTACGCTATATGTGCTCCTCGTATGTATAAAGGTAGAATAAACTCTATTGTAAATAAAATAACTGGGTTTGCTGATATGATTCAGTTAACTCATTTAAAACTACAACAGGTTATTGCTAGAATGGTTCCAGATGGTGTATTCTTAGACATGGATGGTTTAGCTGAAGTAGATTTAGGTAATGGTACTAATTATAATCCAGCCGAAGCATTAAATATGTATTTTCAAACTGGTAGTATTGTAGGTAGATCAATGACACAAGAAGGTGATATGAATCCAGGTAAAGTACCTATTCAAGAATTACAAACATCTTCTGGTGGGCAAAAAATTGCTAGCTTAATACAAACTTATCAATATTATTTACAAATGATAAGAGACGTGACGGGATTAAATGAAGCTAGAGATGGATCAGTTCCAGATAAAAACACATTAGTTGGTTTACAAAAAATGGCAGCTAATGCTTCTAACGTAGCTACTAAACATGTATTAAATGCTAGTTTGTGGTTAACATTAAGAACATGTGAAAACATTACATTAAAAATAGCTGATTCATTAAAGTATCCTTTAACTTTAAATTCTTTAAAAAGTTCTATATCTACTTATAATGTAGGTACGTTGTCTGAAATACAAAATTTAAACTTACATGATTTTGGTATTTATTTAAAACTAGAACCAGAAGAAGAAGAAAGACAGATGTTAGAGCAAAATATTCAAATGGCTTTACAACAAAATAGTATTGATTTAGAAGATGCTATTGATATTAGACAGGTTAAAAATTTAAAACTTGCTAACGATGTGTTAAAGCAGAAAAGAAAAACTAGAGCTAAAGATCAACAAGCTCAACAACAGCAAATGATGCAAGCTCAAGAACAAGCTAAAGCACAAGCTGCTCAAGCTACTGCTGAAGCTGAAGTGCAAAAACAACAAGCGTTAGCGGCTTCTAGTGTTCAAATAGAGCAAGCTAAAAATCAAATGGAAATCCAAAGATTACAAACACAGGCTCAACTTAAAAAAGAAGAAATGCAGATTCAACATCAGTTTGATTTAGAATTAAAAAGAATGGAAGTTGAGGCAATGCAGGCTAAAGAAGCTGCTATTGAAGATCGTAAAGATAAAAGAACTAAAATCGAGGGTTCACAGCAAAGTGCTATGATAGATCAAAGAAACAATGATTTAATGCCTATTGATTTTGAAAAACAAGGTCCTGGATTACAACCAGGTATTTAATTAATTTTATAATATTATATTATGTCAGAAAAAGAAACAACTAAGCCTGAGGTAGCTAAAGAAACTGCTCAGGAAGGTGGTGATATGAAAATATCAAAACCTAAATTTGATAAGTTTAAAGGTAAAAAAGATGAGCCTTTTAAAGTAGATTTATCTAAAGTAGATACATCTTTAGAGGCAAATGCTAAAGTTGAAGAACCTATCAAAGTAGATTTAAGTAAAAAAACAGAAAAAGAAACTAAACAAGAAGACGATGCCATTCAAATCGGAGAAACAAATGAATTACCTGAAGATAAACGAACCGAAGATTTATCAGAAGTGGATGCAGAAGTACGGTCCAGCGAGAACGTCGAGCAAGTACAAGAGTCCGAGTCGCCTATTGTCGAAGTTTCAACCGAACCAGAGAGAGTTGTAGAAAAACAAATAGAAACACCTCAACCTGAGCAAAATTTACCAGAAAATATAACTAATCTAGTTAAATTTATGGAAGAAACAGGTGGTACGGTAGAAGATTATGTAAGATTAAATGCTGATTATTCTAGTGTAAACGATGATAGGTTACTAAGAGAATATTATAGTAAAACAAAACCACATTTAGATAAAGAAGAAGTTGATTTTATTATCGAAGAAAACTTTACCTATGATGACGAAATTGACGAAGAGCGAGACGTCAAAAGAAAAAAACTCGCTAAAAAAGAAGCGGTTGCAGAAGCTAAAAACTTTTTGGAGGACATGAAAAATAAGTACTACGAGGAAATCAAGTTGAGACCTGGAGTAACTCAAGAACAACAAAAAGCTATGGACTTCTTTAATCGCTACAACCAAGAACAGGAAGTAGCTACGCAAAGGCATAAAAAATTTCTTGACAACACTAACGAGATGTTCTCTAATGAATTCAAAGGTTTTGATTTCGAAGTTGGAGAAAAGAAGTATAGATACGGTGTTAAGGATCCCAGTGCTGTTGCAGAAAATCAATCTAATCTAAACAACTTCGTCGAGAGGTTCTTAGACAAAGAAGGAAATGTTAAAGATACGAAAGGTTATCATAAAGCTATATATGCCGCACAGAATATAGATAAAATAGTAAATCATTTTTACGAACAAGGAAAGTCTGATGGAATTAAAACAGTTGTAGAAAAATCAAAAAACCCTACAATTGATCAAGCGCGTCAATCTGGCACGCAAGATATTTACGTTGGAGGATTTAAAGTTCGAGCTATAGATGGTGTGGATAGTTCACGATTAAAAATCAAACGAAGTAAATTTAACAATTAAAACTATTTATTATGGGTGTATTAAGTCCTCAGTTTGGGGGATTATCTCCAAGTTCTGAACAGCAATTATTAGTTTCTAACTATATGAGCTTTACAGACGGAACAAGAGATTTCTCACAACAATATCTACCAGAAATTTATGAAGCAGAGGTAGAGCGTTATGGAAACAGAACGTTAAGTGGCTTCTTAAGAATGGTTGGCGCTGAAATGCCAATGATGTCTGACCAAGTTGTTTGGTCTGAGCAAAATAGATTACATATCGCATATGATAATGTAAGTCTAGCTGCTGATGGTTTCACAATGACTATCAACAAACCAGGTGGTGGTGCAATCGTCGCTACTGATGCTGTAAACAATGCTATTATGCCAAACGCAACAATAGTAGTTATGGATCCTAACGATCCTTCGTTTACGGTAAAAGCTATTGTAGGTAACTCTGGAGGTGCTCCAGTAAGTCCATTAGCTGCATACGCAACTTTTACTGCTTATGCTTACAACCAGAAATTTATCTCAGGTGCTGCAGCTGCTGCAAAAACTGGATTAAAAGTATTTGTTTTTGGTTCTGAATATGCTAAAGGTTCTACATTAGATAACTCAACTACAGGTGAGTCTATTCAACCTAAACTAACAACTTTCCAAAACAAACCAATTATTATCAGAAACAGATATGCTGTAAGCGGATCTGATACTGCACAAATCGGTTGGGTTGAAGTTGCTGGTGAAGATGGAACTAGCGGTTATCTTTGGTATTTAAAAGCTGAAGGTGAAACTAGAATGAGATTTGAAGATTATCTTGAAATGTCAATGGTTGAAGGTGAATTAGCTACTACTGGAATGGGTGCTGGTTCTAAAGCTTTTGGAGACAACGTTGCAAGCGTTAACTCTTTTGGAACTTTAGGTGCTGCTCCACTTTTAGGTACTGAAGGTTTATTTGCTGCTATTAACAATGGTGGTAATGTACTTTCAGGATATGCTGGATCATTACAAGACTTTGATCAAGTACTTGAAAACTTAGATACTCAAGGAGCTATTGAAGAAAATATGCTTTTCTTAGACAGAAAAACTGAGTTATTATTTGATAACATGTTAGCACAGCAAAATTCTTACGGAGCTGGTGGTACATCTTACGGTGTATTTGAAAACTCTGAAGATATGGCGCTTAACTTAGGTTTCTCTGGATTTAGAAGAGGTTCATATGACTTCTACAAAACTTCTTGGAAATACTTAAACGACGCTTCTACAAGAGGTGGTTCTACTAATTTTGTTAATGGTGACAACATTGATGGTATATTAGTACCAGCTGGTACTTCTACAGTATACGATCAGTTACTTGGAACAAACATTAGAAGACCTTTCTTACATGTAAGATATAGAGCTTCTCAGCATGATGATAGAAGAATGAAGTCATGGTTAACAGGTTCTGTTGGCGGTGCTGCTACTTCTTCTCTTGATGCTATGGAGGTTAACTTCTTATCAGAAAGATGTCTATGTACTCAAGCAAGAAATAATTTCGTATTATTTGTAGCTTAATTTTTATAAGGTTAGGGCGCTTCGGCGCCCAATACCTTTAACTTATTTAATTATATTATATTATGGCAAAAAAAGAAAACACAACCAATCTTTTAGAACAAGGTTGGGAAATAA